GCGGCGCTGACGGCATTCTGGGGCTGGACAGGCTGGCTGGCGGCCGCCTGGTTTCTGGCCATGGTGCTCGACTACGCCACCGGCAGCGCTGCGGCCCTGCACGCGGGCACGTGGAGCAGCCGCCGCGCCCGCGAGGGCCTGTGGCACAAGGCCGGCAGCGTGGCCGGCGTGCTCGTGGCGGCGCTGCTGGACTTTGCGCTGCGGGCGCTGCTCGGCAGCGTACCGGGGCTGGGCGTGCAGTATGACGTGCTGCTGTGCCCGCTCGTGACGGCGTGGTACCTGCTGACGGAACTCGGCAGCGTGATCGAAAACGCCGGGGCGCTCGGCGCGCCGCTGCCGCAATTTCTCGTGCGGGCCATTGCCGTGCTGCGCGCGGACGTGTCGCAGCGCGGCGGAGGGGACGGTGACGCATGACGGACTTTTCCCCGCTGGACTTTCCGCTGCCGGAGCGCACCGGGCATGAGACCGTGGAGCAGCGGCTCGCAGCGCTCGAGGAGACTGTGCCGCGCCTGCTCGAGGCGCTGCAGTACACGCTGGCAAACCTCGGCGCGGAAAACTTCAACGCCGTGGCGCTTTCGCGGCTCGTCTCGCCGATCCACGCGCGCATCGACGGGGCCGACGGCGACATCGCGCAGCTGAGCCTTGATGCCGACGCCCTGAATGTGCGCCTGACATCGGCCGAGGGCAATGTCGCCGCGCTCGAACAGACCGTGAGCGACCAGGGCGCGCGCATCGCGCTCGTGGCCGACGCCGACGGCGTGAACGCGGCGTCCATCGTCGCCGCCATCAACAACGGCGGCAGCAGCGTCACGCTCTCGGCCGATAAGATCGACCTCAACGGCATCACGACCGTGGCCGACACGCTGCACATCGGCAGCGAGAACAGCCTCGAGCGCAAATATCTCATCTTTCACAAGAGCGGCGCAGTGATCTCCGCGACGCGCGGCGATGTGCCGGAGCTGAAGCTCTCGGCCGGTAAGATCGACCTGTGCGGCACGCTGTATCACAACGGGCAGCCGCTCGATCTGTAAGGAGGCAAGGCATGCATCTACCCACATTCCCGCGGAGCATGGCCGCTGTCCGGCATGTGCAGACCGCCTTCGGCGGCTACGACCACCGGCCGGCCTGCCCCGAGGGCGGCATTTACGAAATGATCAACGGCTCGGCGGCCGACAGCCCCCTGTTTGCGACGCGGCCGGGCCGCACGCTCAGCTACCCGTCCACCGGGCAGCCGAACGGCCTGTTTGCGGCCGGGGACGGGCTGCTCTGGTGCGCGGGCACGGCGCTGTATCATAACGGCGAGGCCGTGCCGGGCTGCACACTCACGGACACGGCGAAAGTGTTCGCCGAGCTCGGCGGCACGGTGCTCATCTGGCCGGACAAGATCTGGTTCCGGCCGACGGACGGCACATTCGGCAGCGCCGAGCCGAGCTGGACCGGCACGGTGACGCTCGGCAGCAGCGACGACACCGGCGACGCCGGGCGCGCGAACGTGCTGCAGGCCGACGGCGCGGGCACGCGCTTTCGCGTGGGCGATGCCGTGACGCTCAGCGGCTTCGGCGACGCACGCAATAACGGCACGTACATCCTGCGCGGCATCGACGGCGCAAAGCTGGTCTTCGACCCGGACACGTTCGTGCGCGCAGGCACGGTCAGCGGCGTGACGATCACGCGGCGGCTGCCCGACGCGCAGCACGCGTGCAGCTACGGCAACCGGCTTTGGGCGTGCGCGCACGACACCGTGTGGTGCACAAAGCTGGGCGACCCGCTGAGCTGGTTCTGGTACGAGGCGGACGAAAACGGCGCCGTCGCCACGGCGGCGTGGAGCGTGGACGTCGGCGCGCCGGGCGATTTTTCCGGCTGCGCAGCGACGGGCAGCGGTGTGGTGTTCCTCAAGCCGGAGGGGCTCTGGCGGCTCTACGGCACGCGGCCGGACAACTTCCAGCTCGTGGCCTCGGCCGCGCTCGGTGCAGAGCAGGGCTCCGGCCGCACACTCGTGACGGCGGCAGAGACGCTCTACTACCTCTCCCCCGCCGGACCGGCGCGCACGGCGGGCGGACGGCCGACACGCATCGGCGACACGCTCGGGCGCACGCTCTCGGACGGAGCGGCGGGCACGGACGGCACGCGCTGGTATCTCTCGGCGCGCGACGAGAAAAACGCCTGGCACCTGTTCGCATACGACACGCGCAGCGGCCTGTGGAGCCGCGAGGACGATTTTCACGCGCGTGCCTTTGCCCGGCGCGGCGGCGCGCTCTACGCGCAGGACGCCAGCGGCGTCTGGCGCTTCGGAACCGGCAGCACGGCACAGATGCAGAGTCTGCTCGAGACGGGCGACTTCGTCAGCGGCAGCCCGGACTGCAAGCGCCTGCTGCGCGTGCAGCTGCGGCTGGAGGCGGAAGCGGGCGCAAGCATCACGGTGGCGGTACAGTATGATTCCGACGGACAGTGGCACACGCTCGCGGCCGTGACGGCGGGCGCAAAGCGCTCCGTCAACCTGCCGGTGCTGCCGCGCCGGTGCGACCACTTTCGCCTGCGGCTGACGGGCACGGGGGCGTGGCGGTTGCTGTCGCTCACGCGCACGGAGACCGCCGCCGGACCGCAGCACTGAGGAAAGGAGAACCTATGGCGACAAAATACAAATACGACAAGGACACCGACTACGCCGCGCTCATGGAGCGGGCGGCCCAGCGCGGCGACAACGCGGCCGCCGCCATCTACGAGCAGCAGCGCAACGCGAAGATCCGCGGCGAAGGCATGGCCGATCAGGAGCAGACGAACGACTACCTGCAGTACCTGCCGGTGGAGGACGTGCCGGACTATGACGGCACGCACCGCCGCGAGGCAGAGACGCTGCTGTCTGAGCGCGGCACGACCGGGCAGCGGGACCGCATCGACCGGATGCTCGACACGCTGCTCGGTGAGGAATTTGACTACGACCCAGCATCGGACAAGCTCTACGCCGCCTACCGGCAGCAGTACGAACGGCAGGCCGATCTCGCGGCGGCCAACGCCCTCGGCACGGCGGCCGCGCTGACGGGCGGGCAGGCCTCGACGGCGGCCGTGGCGGCCTCTCAGCAGGCGGGCGGGTACTACCGCGCAATGCTCGCAGGCAAGCTGCCGGAGCTGGCGCAGCTCGCCTACGAGCGCTACAGCGGCGAGCGCAGGACGCGCCTGAGTGCCATCGACAGTCTGCTCGACGCAGCCGACAGCCGCGATGGCGTGACGAAGGCGCAGATCGCCGCGCTGCTCGACATGGACGACGCGGACTACACCCGCGCGGACAGCAAGGTACAGCAGCAGGCCAAGGCCCTCGCCGACGCCAGGGCTGCCGCCGACAAGAAGGCCAAGGACGAAAAGGACGCGGCCGAGAAGGACGCAGCCGCGCAGGAGAAGGCGGAAAAGGCCGCGCGCAGCGAGGCGCGGCGGCAGATCACGCTCATCCTGCGCAACGGCGGCACCGTGCCCGACGATCTCTGGCAGCAGAGCGGCTACAACGCCGTGACGATCGCGGCGATGCTGCGCGGGCGCAAGGGATAA